CCCCAGCCCCTGCTGCCCTTGGCCCATCGGCTGCCCTTGGCCCATCGGCTGCCCTTGGCCCATCGGCTGGCCCTGGCCCATCGGCTGCATCGGCTGGCCTTGCGGCGGGCCCAGGTGCGGCTGCATCGGCTGGCCTTGCGGCGGGCCCAGGTGCGGCTGCATCGGCTGGCCTTGCGGCGGGCCCAGGTGCGGCTGCATCGGCTGGCCTTGCGGCGGGCCCAGGTGCTGCTGGAGTTGCTGATAGGCCGCCATCTGCTGCTGGTATTGGGCCTGCTGGTCGGCCTGGGACTGCTGGGCGGCGGCGGCGCGTTGCGCTTCCTGCTCGGTTGTCAGCCCGCCGGCGGCTTTCCATTGCTCAAGGCGGCGGTTGTAGCCAGTAATGTCGCCGGTGCCAGAGTGCCCTGGGGCGATGGTCGGCGCGGTGGGCATGGGCCCGGCGTCCGGGTTGGAGAGGAGTGCCTGCCCGCCAAGGCCGGGACGCATGGGCGCGTTGGGCATGGGAATCTGGAAGCCCGGCGGCAGCTGAAAGCCCGGCGGCAGCTGTAGCTGTTGGGGCAGGTAGTTCGCCACCCGATTGTTGTCGGGGGTGCCGTAGAGCGCCGCTGCCCGCTGCGTCGGCGTCTGTTCTGTGGTGCCGTAGAGTGCATTACCCCTTGACCCTCGGGGATTGAGGCGCCCGGTGATGGGGTCGGGGACCAGTTGCAAGCCTGAACTCATGGGAGCGCCTTCCATGCAATGATCGCGCGGCGCGTGTGCCAGCCACGATCCGCCTCGAACTTGCTCCACCCAGGTCGGCCGGTAAACATAATCTTACTGCAATCGTGAGCGCGCGCCCATTCCATTGTCGCGTCCTCCATGCCGCCCACCTCGGCGAGCAGGAAGCCCGGCTCCCCGCCCATGAGCCAGACGTTGGCCACGGATCCGCCAGGGTGCCGGTGCACCTCGATGACCAGGGCCGCCTTAACCTGGCCGCTGACCAGGAGCACCAGGAGATCCGCCCGTTGCTCGAGGACGTGGGCGAGAACGTCGTCCAGCGTGACGATGGGAACTTCGTCAATGCCGCGCTGGAGCAGGGGCGCCACGGCTGGCCAGAGATCCGTTGCAAGGTCCGGCGGGACTAGGTGCCAGGTCATCAGAAATAAGTGACGACGATCACTAAACCGCGACCGCCAGCACCGCCGGCGCCAGAGTTCAGCCCTGACCGTGAGCCCCCGCCGCCGCCGCCGCCGCCGCCCGGCACGGCGCCAGCGCCGCCCGTTCCACCGTTGACCGCATTACCGCCACCGCCACCGCCACCGCCACCGCCCACCCCGCGGTTACCGCCAAAGGCGACGCCTGCGGCGCCATTGCCGCCGGCCGTAGTGCCGCCCGCCACCTGGTACTGGCCGGTGTAGACCAACCCGAAGGTGAGATCCGATGAGGTGCCGCCCGCCGTTTCGGTTGTCCCAGAGTTCACGCCACCGCCACCGCCGCCGCCGCCGCAGCGGCGAGGCGGTTCTAGGTTGAGGCCTGATACTCCGGTCAAGCCCGCGATCGCCGCCCGCCCGCCACCGCCGTCCAGCCCAGTCGTCACGTCACCCTGGCCTAAAGCCGCGCCGCCAGTGGTCGTGCTCGTGGTGCCGCCAACCCCGCCCTGGCCACCGCGCGCCGCCACCATGTTGCCGAATTGGCAAATGCCGCCATCGGCTCCGTTCACGCCATCTGCCGATGGCCCGGCAACCGCCGTGCCGCCCGCCGCTGCTGCGGGCACGGTGATAGTCACGGTGGCCGAGATCGACGCAGCCTCAAATGTTCCGAAAGAGGTGCCGCCGCCCCGACCGCCGCCGCCGCCGCTGGTCGCAATACCGGGCACGGAGTTCCGGCCCGAGGCCCCCGCGCCGCCGCCGCCGACCACATACACATCGACCGTCTTGGCGCCGGTTGGCCTGGTCCAGGTGCCATCGGCCAGGAACGTCTGGACATCCGCCACCGCCGCCCCCGAGGCACCGCCCGAGGCGCCGGGCGCGGCGATAGATTGCGCCCGCCAGCGGGAGGAAATTGGGTCATACCAGAGATTGGCGACCGCGTTGGCCGAAAGGTTGAGGTTCGCCGCCAGGGCAAAGCGGGCCGAGGCGGAGCTCGCTGCGTCCTGGCTCGAGAGGTAGATAACGCCCGTGCCGATGTTCACCAGGGACAGCTGCCGGTACGGGCTGGTCAGCGCGATGCCCGTGAGGGTCTGGGTGACCGAGGCGGAGATCCGTACCACGTTGGCCCCGTCCAGGCCGGGCGGCTTGTAGTTGTTGGCGCTCCAGGTCGTGGGCGTCAGCTGGCCCACCGCGTAGTGCACGACGGGCGCCGTTTCGGCGAGCGCCTGGGAGATCCGGCGGAGCTCCCGGTTCAAGTATTCGGCAAGGCGCGCCGGGTCGCTCGGCGGCGCAGCGGGCTGGTAGTTCAACGCCAGCCCCCCGGCCGGCCCTCGATGTCGAAGCCGAAGAAACGGAAGGTGTTGGTGCCGGTGTAGATCACCCGCAGGCTGAGGATGCGCCCGGCCACCCGCGGGTCGATCTTGTAGTCCGTGCCGATGGTGAAGCGGTAGGGCCCGGTCCAGGTTGTCGCCCCGTCCACGGCCGTCTGGGTGCCCACGTAGAAGTCGAAGGTGTCGCCGATGGTGCCGAGGATCTTGGGGTAGATCTCGTCAATGATCTTGATGCGGTTGAGGTCGATGGCCGAGAGGGTCATCCCGGAGCGCTCGGCGTAGCACGTCATGGCGGTGCCGGCGAAGGTTTCCCCCGAGTCCAGCTGATAGGCCGCCGGCTTGGCCGAGTCGAACATAATCACGCGGCGCTTGCTGGGGTCGTAGTTCTGGCGGTCAAACACGCCAGGGTCCGTGTCGAAGGTGCCGCTCGCGGCGTCGAAGGTTTCCACCGTGCCGGGCAGGATCCCGGAAATGGCGTGTGTCATCTGGCCGCCGAGCTCGCGGGGGGTCCACGTTCCGTCTTGCCCGCTGGCCCAGTTCCACACCAGCGCCAGGTTGGGGTAGGCGTAGCCGGTTTCCGCAAAGCAGATAAGGATTTCCCGGTTCTCGTAGTCGGTCACCACGAAGGTCCGGGCGAAAGCGCTGGCTGAGAGCTTGGCGAAGAACCAGCGCCGGGTGCGGCCGTCACAGATGGACCGCGCGCTGTTGCCGTCGTGGAGCACGATGTCCGACTCCGACACCAGAAAGTGCTGGTCCCCCTTGTTGCCGAAGCTGACCACGCAATCCTTGGAAAGCAGGCCCACCTGGCCAAACAGCTGCCGGAAGCCGTACACGTCCACGCCGCCCACGTAGTCGGCGACCCAGGTGGAATTTTCCTTGTAGACAATGAGCGAGTCGCGCAGCGTGAGCGCATCCACCAAGAGATCGGGGGTCTGGCCAAGCTCCGTGATGCCGGCCTGGTTGGTGGGGTCGGTGTAGTCCCAGGAGGCGGGCAGGGCGCCCTGGGCGGCGGCGTCACTCCAGCGAATGAGCCGGCCGTTGTAGACCGAGCTCTCAGTGATGCCGAAGGCAAAGAGGAAGTCCTTGTGCGAGCGGAGCACCTTGGCGGTGATCGCCGGCCAGGCGGTCAGAGAGGTGAAGTCATTGCCCAGGCCGGGCACCCAGGAGAGCGGCACTTCCACGCCGTCGTTGAGGAGCATGAAGCCGTGGAACGGGCCGCCGGAGAAGTTGAGGTCCAGGGCCGCGGCGAAGGTGAGCGAGTTGGTGGGCATGACGTTGGCGTGGGTCGTGCCGTTCGTCCCATAGGCCACGGTGCTGCTGGCATAAACATAGTAGTTCGTCGTGCCGTCAGTGATCGAGGAGGCGAAGATCGCCGTGCAGGAGAGGGAGCCCAGCGTGGCGATCTGGCCCTTGAATTTCTCCACCGCCCCGTCGCGATAGCGCACGTTCCGGGAGTCGGTCCAGGCCCCGTGCGGCAAGGCCAGCGCCGGGATATCCGGCATGATCCCGGCCGCGATCTCCTGGGCTACGTTGTTGTCGCGCATGGGTTACCAGGTGGCGCACACGAAGGAAAAGGCGCTATCAACGGCCGACCCTGATTGGTCACCGATGTCGAACGTCCACCCCGATGTGCCGGTGTCGATCGACGTGACAATGTGCACCATGCGATACAGACCTGTACCTAGCGAGCCGGGCTTCGGTGTAATAGACATAGCAGCCCGTCCCGTCAGGCTCAAGTTGTTGGATGGGGTTACTACGTAACGGCCCTGAGCCCCCTTAGTGCAACTCCATTGCGGAGCCAGCGTTCCGTTAGCCGTGCCCGACGCGTCGAAGTTGCCGCCGAATGTCGGGCCGAGCGCATAAGTGTTTCCGCCGGACTCTCGAAGGCGCGGAGCCGCAGTAAATACTAGCGTGACCGAGATCGAGGCGGCGGTGTTGTTGGTGAGCCCGTAGGTCACCATGTTGTTGAGTTGCGTCTCGGTGCCCGTGACCGCGCCGGTCAGGCTTGGAAAGGTGTTTTTCAGGACCGCCTTGATGAGGCGCAGATGGTCGTCGGCGGTGCTGCGGTCGTCCGTGGCGCCGATCGGGTTGCTGGCTAGCAGGCCATTGATATAGGTCGCGGCTTCGAGTCCCATGCGTTTCTCCTAGAGGTGGCCGGCCAGGCCCGCCTGGGCCCGCTCGGCGTCGGCTTGTGAGCGCAGCTGATTGAACCAGCGGGCGGCGCGGCCCCGGTTGTTGGCGGCGTTCCGGTCGCTCTCCTCGCCCTGGAGATAGTTCTCGTAAAGATCCTCGAGGGCGTGGGCCCGGATCATCGGCCAGGCCTCGCCCAGCCAGGCGTTGGTGGCGGCCTCGTCGGCGCTCACCGAGACTTCGGTGAGATCCTTGAGGTAGCCAAATGACACCTGCTGGTTGCTGTCGGGGAACGGGTAGACGCGAATGGTCCGATCCTGAATGGCGTACTCGTAGGGCTTGCCGGTGCCGGTGCCGTGGGTCGCGCGCTCTTTGTCGTCCAGGTATTCCACGGTGCGCTCGGTCAGGGGCGCCCGGTAACTGGGGTCAAGCAGGCGGATCCGGTTGGTGGCCAGCCAGTCGGTGGGGAGGGCCTGGATGTCGGATTGCGACCAGGACAGGCTCACCGTCACCTGGTTGAAGCCGAAGCGCTTGGTGCGGTAGAAGCCGATCGCGTCGACGATCGCATCCCGGACGCGGCTACTGAGCTCCTGGCCCCGGATCACGTCCTGGAGAATCTTTGTGATTGCGGTGCCGAGGGTTTGCGCCATGAGCTTTTCCTTGCTGCGGCTTGCCCCGGCCAGGGCGCTCCGGCTTACCTGCCGGCGTGGGGGATTCTACCGCAGGGGGCGGCGGAGTCACGTAGGACTGTCGGCGCCTCAATGTCGTGGATCCTTGGGGGTGGGGCCGTAGACCAGCGTCACCGCGAGATCGGTGCCCGCCACTTCGTGGGCCAGACTGGCCAGCGGGTTGCCGTCAGCCAGGAGGCCGGCGAGCTCGAAGTCCCACAGGTCTGCGCCCCGGTCCCGGACCCCGTGCCAGGGCCCGCCGCGGGTGTAGTGGAGCAGGCTGGGCACCTTGTCGATGATCCCGCAGGGGTGCTGCCAACGCTGGGGGCCGGTGGCCAGCACGTTCCAGGTGCCCGCAATCTCGCCGATGCAATTCGGATCCGCCCAGGCGAAGGTATGCAGGTCGAGCCCGTCAGCGTTCTCCACGTACTGGCGCGTCAGCTGCTTGGTATTGGGGTGCCCGCAGTTGAGCAGCATGAGGCTCGACCAGTTCTTGCGGGTGTACCGCGACTGCTCGGCCCCCAGGAACTTCGTGGTTTCCTCGGGGGTGTGCTGGTGCTTCACGACCATGGCGGCATAGGCCTCGTCGCGCTGGTTCCAGAGGTTGGCCAGGTCATCGAAGCAAACCATATCGCAATCCATGAAGATCGCCCAGCCGCGGAAGCCCATGAGGTGCGGGACGATAAAGCGGGCGTTCGAGAAGTTGGTCGAGTCCCGCGGGCCCTTCGGCCGGTTGAACAGGGCCGGCGTCAGCACCTCATTGCCGACCGCGGTGAAGGCCACGGGCAGGCTCGAGCGGGTGATGATCGAGTGCACCAGGACGTGCCAGGCGACCGTCTCGCGGCCGTCGTAGCCGACAAATACGGGGATGTTATCCATTCACGTAATCCTCCAGGAGAGCGCGGTGGGCGCCCTTAAAATGCAATATGCCTTTGCCGCTCACGTCCTCGCCGGCCGCCACGGGCGAGTAGTTCCACGTGGAACAGGAGAGTTTCAGGATGTTGATGGGCTCGCCGTGGGCGTGGTACAGCCAGGGAATCGCGGCCCGGACCATGAGCGGCGCGTCGCCGTTGGCCTCGGGTGGCGGCGCTCCGCAGAGTTCGGCCAGCGCGGTCTGGTCAGAAAACCAGGCATTGATCTCCCCGCTTCCCTGGCGCAATCGAACCCGCTCCCGGATCCAGAGCAGGATCTCGCTGGCCATGACGCCAGCCCGTACGCCCCACACGCCGGCGTTGTAGGGCATGGTCGCCGCCACGCCCTCGGTTTCCTCCTCGCTGCCGGGCTTGTGCACGGAGCGGCGCCAAGTCACGAACAGGTCGGTCACGTCCGGCGTGACCAGCGGGCGCAGCACCAGGGTATCCGTGTCCAGGAAGATGATTTGCTGACCGGGGAGGGCGGTCATGACGTGCCGGCACTGGGCCGAGATCTTGGCCAGCTGGAGCGGCAGGCCGGCCGGCGTCGTCGCGTGGGCCACGCCCTCGCCGACCGGGTAAAAGCTGCCGAATTCCTGGTAAACCGTGATCCGGTGATTACGATACAGGCGCTTGATGCTGACCACTGACTGGGCACACAGGGCCGCGTGGGCCGCTCCGCGCACAAAAAAGACGTATTCCGTCCCCTCGCCCATTACTCACCCACCTTCGCAAACCAGACCGAATCCGGCCCCACGCCCACGTCCATGAGGTTGAAGGCCTCGGCCACCGCGCGCATGACGCCCCGGTGCTTGTGCTGGAAATCGTGCCCGGCCAGCACCCCGCCCGGCCGCACCTTGCGCCGCCACAGCGCGATGTCCTGGGCCACGCTGGCCTCGTCGTGCAGCGCGTCGATGAATACCAGGTCGAACGGGCCGGGCAGAAACTTGGCGGCCTCCTCGCTGGTTTTGCGCACCATGAGCAGGCGATCCTTATACGGCTCGCAGAGCTCCCAGAATTGGCGCTCGATGTTGGCAAAGTCCCAATCCACGTAGGTTTCCCGGCCATCTACCAGCGCGTTTTCGGGCTGGCCAATCCATGGATCTATGGCCACGGCGCGCAGCTTGGGCCGGGCCTTGAGCAGCTGGGAGACGGTGCGCCCGTTCTTACAGCCCACCTCGCAGTAGGTTTCAAACCCAAGCGCCTCGATCATGCCGGCCAGGAAGTCGCCCCTCGTGATGCCCTGGCTCATGGCTGGATCTCCCGGATGGCTTGGACAGCCGCCGCGATCGCCGGCTCCCAGCTGTTGCTGGCCGGATCCTGGCGGAGGAGTTGCGCGTGGGGGCCGGGATACCAATACCAGTCGGTGTCAGTTGTCCCGTATCGCCAGGCGCATTTCGTGGGCACCAGCACCCGCGTTGGGTGGCCCATGCCGGCCGAGAGGTGGGCCACGGACTGGCACACGGTCACGGTCAGGTCGGTGGCAGCCACCAGGGCGGCGGTGTGATCGTAGTCCCAGTGCTGGGTGATCGCCGGCACCTGGAGATAGCGGCCGGGCCCCACTTGGGCCTCGAGATAGGCGCCCATTTCCACCATATCCTCGTAGTCCAGGCAGACAAAGAGGGCATTGGTGTCCCGGAACAGCGGGAGCGGTGTCTCGGCCCGGATGGTGCGCTCCTGGCGGGCGGTGCTCATGACGCCCCCGCGCAGCGCCAGGCCGACGATTGGCCGGCCCTGAGCCACTTCCTCCAAGCGCTTGCGGTAACGGCGGGTGTCCACGGGATCCGCCCGGTAAATCGGGCCGTCCCAGTAGAAGCTCTCCCGGCGGGTCTTGTACAGGTGGGCCAGTTCCCCGATCGGCGCCTTGTAGTCGGCCATGGCGCCCAGGCCGAGCGGCCAGCGGATGTGCTCGTCCTTGCGCGTCGGGTGGATCTCCATGCCGGGGTGGGCCTGGCGGTGGAGCTGCTCGAGGCGCGGGTGGCAGTCGAAGATCACCGCGCCGAAGTCCTTGCGCGCCTGCTCGATGATGGTCCCGTACATGAGCTCGTCGCCGATGCCCTGCTCGCCGTAGACGATCAGCGTCTTGCCGGCGCGGGGGCTCTCGGGCGTCAGGAGCGCGGGCTCGGCTGGGCCGCCTGGCCAGCTGTAGGTGCGTATGAAGCGCTCGTGGCCGATGCCCGTGGCGTAGAGCTCGAAACCCTCCCGGAAGCGCCCGGCCTCCAGATAGAGCAGGGCGAGATTCCAGTCGGCGGCGTGGTCGGTGCCGAGTTCCTTGGCCCGCTCGAGGAACGGGATGCCCTCCGCCGGGTTGCCGTTGTTGACCGCCACCGCCCCGCGGTTGGCCAGGGCCGAGATGTTATTCGGGTCGCGAAACAGGGCCAGGTCGAGCACCGTCCGGCTCTCGTCGGTGCGGTTGAGGCGCCGATACATGGCCCCCAGGTTGCCGAGCACGTAGGCGTTGGGCTCCAGTTCGTCGCTATGCTGGTAGCAGATCATGGCCATGGGGTCGCGGCCGGTCTGCACCATGACGTTGCCGGCGTAGAACCAGAGTGGCGCGACCGTTGGGTATTGGCTCAGGGCTGGCCATAGCAAATTCTCGGCGGCCCCCACCTTGCCCTCGGCGAGGTTCTTCTCAATCGCCTGCATGACCGCAGGCAAGCCCATTTCGTGCATCGCGCTCCACCAAAAAAAAGGCCGGGAACCCTTGGGAGGCTCCCGGCCTAGCTTCGGGGGAGTGTCGTCAGGGCTTAGGCAGTTTGCCCCGGCATTACGTAAGACACAATGAGATCGCCCACGTGGCCGATGGAGATACCGGCCGTGGCGACCATGACCACGTTCTCGAACCGTGGCATTGCGTCGTCGGAGAGGGACACCTGCACCGCATAGCCGTATTTGCGCGTCAGCGCCACGGTGCCGCGGGGGGCTAACAGGCTCCACGACTGGGAGCCGCCAAAGAGCTCCTGACTGGCCGACGTGCCGAACTTGGCCAGGAAGGCGGCGGGCGAGGCGGCGCCGCAATAGAACACGGCGTCCACCGGGATCGCCCCGTGGGGGATCTTCCCAATGAAATGCACGTCACCGCTCGACCAGCTGGCCGAGAGCGAAATATGCATGACCGCGACGTTGAGGCCGGCGTGAACCGCTTGCGGCTGATTCCCGCCCTTGACAGTGATATTTCCCATTGGTTTGCCCTCCTGGGCTAATTTGCTATGGGTTTATGGGGGGAACTTAGTGAGCGACCGCCGACGTGGAGATCGTGATGGTGGCGAAGTCCGAGCCGTTGAAACGGTTCTTCTGGAGCCCGCCGATGCAGCCCGCGGCCACCCCCAGCTGGTTCTCGTAGTCGAACAGTTCCTCCTGCCAGGAGTAGGTGCCCTTCCCGTAGCCGCGACCGAAGGCCATGGAAGCCGCCTGGGCCCCGATCAGCACCGCGCGCCGGGTGCCGGCGCCATCGGAAGCCAGGACCGCCTGGGGTATACGCACCGACTCGCGCAGCACCACGCCGTTGTAGACGCCCAGCGCCCCGCTGAAGATCGGGTTCTTGTCCACCTTGCCGCCGCTCATGGCCGCTTTCTGGATGTCGAGCCACTGGCCGGTGTTGGTGGAGGTGCGGAGATCGGTCGCCTGGATCGGATGGAGCAGGCAAACGAGGTAGCTGTCGCCGTCCACCATGATCGGACGCATGGCGTTCTTGGTCAGCTTGCTCTTTTCCACCGCGTAGTCGAGCAGGGTGAGCGACATCTTCATAGTGGTGGAGGCGGTCAGGGAGCTCTCGGCCGTGGCCGCGGCGCCCTGGCTGCCGGCAAAGACCCAGTGATCCGTGTCCGGGGCGAGTGCCACTTGCATCCCGGTGTAACGCACATCGGACTGCGTGGAAAGGCCCGTCAGCTGGTTGATCGCCCAGGTGTCGATGCGATCCGCCCACCAGTCGGCCAGGCCGTCGCGGGCCTCGGCACGGACGGAGAACGGGACGCGCTGCTCGGACATCTTGCCGCTCGAGCGCACCGCGTGGCGCAGCTGGTCGATGATGATGTCCTGGGTATACGTCTCGAGGGCTTCCTCGTTGCCCTCCAGGACGCCATCGCCCGAGATACCACCGCCGGAAAGCTGCTGACGGATGCCGAAGCGGATGCGGTCGCCCGCGCTCTTGTTCACCTCGGTCTTGACCTGGATGCAGCTGTTGGAATCCTTGCCGATCAGCGGCAGCATGATGGTGCGCTTGAGCGCTTCCTTCATGAGGTCCGAGGACCAGGTTTTGACGGCAAGCGGGGAATTCAATGGATAATCTGTGCCAGCCATGGGGCTATCTCCTCACAGGGACGGTGGAATGAGTGGGCGCTAGGGCCCGGTGGTTCACACTGTCGCGGTGAGCGCGATACGCCCGTGAGGGGGGCGAGGCCTTGGCCCGTTGACGGTGGGCGGCCGTAACGCCCGATAAGGGGGGCGAGCCCGTGCGGCGGAGTCTACCGCCGCTTGAATCGTTCCTGCAAGGCCTGGTCGATCGGGTCCACCTCCTCGTCGGCGCCGGTGGCCCCGCCGTCACTCCCGGACGCGCCCAGGGTGGCAGCGGCAGCGGCCCGGCGGGCGGCGTCGATCTCGGCCACCTTCCCGGAGAGCGTGGCGGCCGGCGGAGCGGGGCGAGCGCCTGGCGCCGGGGGCGGGGCCGCCGCGGCCTTCTGGTAGCCGAAGCCGCGGGACATCCGGTAAGCGGTTTCGGCGGGAGACTGGTTGTTCCGCATGGCCTGAGCCGCCAGGCCAAGCTCCTCGTTCTGCACCGCCTGGGAGATCTGCTGCTGGGTGGCCTCGGGGTAAAGCAGGGCCATCTGCTCCATGCGCGTGTTGCGCATATGGGCCAGCGCGTCGTAATAGTCCGGGTTCTTGGCCACAAAGGCCTGCTCGTCGCTGCCCAGCCGGCCGTGGAACTGGTCGCGGGCGTCCCGCTCCTGGGCCTGGGCGGCGGTTTCCTTGTTG